CTCGCGAACGAACTCTCGGATCTCTGGATCGATAATCCCAGCAGAGATCAGCGCTATGTCCTGCTCATGCACGGACGATGTGGTGTCCAGCTTGGAGTGGGCCTCGGCCAGAGCTCCTTTGAGGCCTTTCACTTCCTCAAGAACCTTGGATAGCTGCTCCTCCGCCTTCCTCCGCTTCTCCGACTCCTCTCTCAGCCGGTAACTCGGGACCGTCCCCGACGAGTTCTGAGTCTCCTCTTTCGTTTCTTCGCTCATTGTCATCACCCTGTGTCGCTGGTGTTGCGGTTGGTGGGGCCTCTTGGCCCCGATTGAGTATCTTCGTCATTCGATCAATGTCGATCAATCGTCTGACGGCTTCTTCGTCGGTCTCGACGCCCGGATTCAGTCTCCGATACGCCTCAACGCGAGAAATCAGGCCCATTTCAAGCTCTGCCTTGATGACCTCGGTGTGAACCTTGCGCTCTTCAGGCGTTGTTCCCACATTGGAGTACTCAACCCGGTAGCTGCTGGGGTCTTCAGGCAGGTTTGGCGACGGAATCGCGTATGCGTTGGCCATCTTCGCGGCCTTGGCCAGGATCCGCTGGTCTGCCATGCGCCGAGCAGGCTCTGTGCGCTTCTGTTGAGCCCTCTTGCCCTGCTGGGAGACCACAATCGCGTATCCAGACTGCCCTTGAGTGAGCTGTAGGTCGCTTGGGTTGAGCCCAGCGTACACCGCGAGCCCTTTCTCGTACATTCGGAGCGATTCGGCGGCAGTTCTGGGGTCCATCGCCGCAGAGTATTGACCCAGCACAGCCCCAGTAGGCCCATCGGACTTGAATCGAAGGATCGACTTGTGGTCAGTCGGGATAACTTCGACGTTGTGGCCCGAGTAGTGCCTGGTGATGCCTGCCTGAGTGGAGACATCGACTGCATAGCGCTGAGGGTGGGACGCGGAGGTGAACCCGTCACCCCAGTGGGTCCACAGAGCAGCGAGGCGCAGCGATCCAGCCACGAGTTCAGACCCCGTATGGAAAGACCAGAGCTGCGGAGCAATCTCGGCGTGTATGAGTTCATACGGCAGGATGGGCTTGCCCTCTCTGTCCATATACGGGTATGAACCTGCCAAATCGGGCGCAAACTGGGCCGTCACATCGGTCCAGGCGTCCCCGACCTTGGTCATGATCTTGAATATCGGGGTCGGAGACATGACGTCCCAGATCTCTTTGGTCCAGACCTCGTCCCCGTTGGGCAGGTGGCGCAGCCGGACTTCTTCGACATACCCAGGAACGTCTGGCTCATCGGGCATGGCGCGACACACCACCAGATCTGGCGCGACCGGACGATAGTGAACGGTGTTTCCACCCGGAACCCAGTCCAGCCTGAAGAGAGACTCGCGGATGGCTTGCGCCCAGAAGTCCGCAGTCTGGCGCTGGGGCCACAGCCGGTGGGTGATCACGTTGCTGAAGTTGGGATTGTCGTCGCCTCGAGTCTGCACCATTGGCGCGTCAAGGTACGCATTGCAGAGCTGCTGCCAAACCATGCGAAACGTATTCCGCGAAAGGTCAGGGTTAACCTCCAGTTCCATCGATATCTCTGCGGCGAACATGCTTCGAATTTCTTCGATTACATCTTCACGCTGTTGACCCGTCAGCATTCGGTATCGAAGACTCTGGACATCCCACCGGGCCAGGTCTTCATCTGAGCTGGGCATGTAGTCGCCAGGAATCTCGTACATAGGTTCTCCGCTATCCGATCAACATAAGTCCGGGACCCTTGTTCCCGCTCGGGGCCAAGTATATCTCGGAAATATAACCACAACTGTCGAAAGGATCCTTGAGGTCGTCATTCGCACCCCGCCAGTGCCTCAAAGTATGAATCAATCGGGAGCAGCTCTTGTGCACGCGGAACCGCCCGTCGACGCAGGCGCTGGACATCATCCGCACTCGCGCATCGATAGATCCACGGCGCTTGTAGGGCACCCGAATATCGAAGGGAGGCGTCGAAGATCCAGCAATTTTTGCAAATTCGCGCATATATAGGTCGTTCATGGTGAAGCCCATGCCCATTTTGCCCGCAGAGTTGCTGTCACCCCGCGCTTCGTCCACATCTGTGAGCTCGAGGCCCCAGTTTCTCAACATTTCGGAGATATATCTGGCTTCCGAGGCTGGTGTTGAGAGCTCGTCATCAGAATGCTCATCGAGAACCCAAAGAGTAAACCCGTCCCAAGCAACCAGGTGGCAGATCGACTTGCCTGGGCGCTCCCCGTGGTCGAATCCGAGCCCGACTGCTTGGATGTTTTTCGGGATCTCGTCGTCATCAAAGAGGTTGCCCTCCGAAAAGCCAGATACCCAGCGGTCTTTCGTAAGGCCTTCCCACTGAGCGAGGATCCGCTGGTTGTATTCCCACGGCGAACACTCCAGCTTCTGGGCCTCGATGTCTTCTTCCGACCGGTGCGGCGCATTCTCTAAAGATAGCTCAATGTGCTCGACGTGCCAGCCGGGCTCAGGTTCCACGTTGTCCTCGATGGAGCCCTCAAGCATGTGCTGCAGCCACCCGACAGGACGCCCAACAGGCGTGAGCGTCAGCCAATACGGCGCCATATCCATGGTCAACCGAGCCCTTAGGCCATGCCAGTGACTTTCTTTGGGGGGCTCATCGATCCACGCCCACTGAACCCTTTTTGACTCCAGCGCAAGTAGCGACTGCTCACAGCCCTTCCCCACCATCTGGCTGCCATTGATCGTCCGCAAGATCTTCTGGCTTCGATACAGATACCCAATGCCCGGCACATATTTGCACGAGTCATCCAGCACTCCCGGAGGCTCCAGTTCATGCATGACTTCCGAGATGGTCTCCCACCCAGTCCGCAGGTCAGAGCACAAGACCCAACCAGTCGAGCCGGGGTGCGGCACTTCGCGGTAAGGGTGGTCCGAGAGAAGGTGAAACCATGCTTCAGCGGCGCCCCAATAGGTTTTGCCCACCTTATTAGCTGCTATGAACGCTCTCTTCCGATTCTGCGACATATGGAAGCGCTTCTGCGGTGGTGACATTCCTCCTCTCGGACCGGGAGCCTCTCCACAATACTTCGCCAGACCATTCTTCTGATATCCGCGTGCGGTATTAATAATAAACGCAGCCGGATCGAACATCAGGACGCCTCTTCGATCGCTTCGTGCAAGAGCTCAGGCGGCAACTCCTTCAGCGCCTTAACCACCTGTCTCCTGCCCTCGAGTGTGGTGAGATCGCTGCTGACTTGAGCCAGATCATCAGGCACCTCTTCGATCGGTCCATCTTTCCGGAACCCGAATCTTCGTTCGAGGATCCAGGCGCTGGCTTGCCACGAGCCATTCATGGCCGCCTCTTGGATGACCACCAGGTTCTTCTCCATGCACCTGGCTTTAGCCGCCTCCACAGTCTTCAACAGAAGCTGCAGCCGAGGGTCACCCGCCCCATTCCGGGCCTGAGCCATCCACCGGTAATACGTCGTCTCCGCACAGCCCGCATACGCAGCAGCGGCAGCAGACTTCAGGCCCAGCTCGAACCCGATGCCCAGCTTCTCAATGAGCTTGGGCGTGAGCTTGTTTTTTAATTTCGGTGGGGTTGCCAACTACTTCTTTCCTCGGCGCCTCTTGCCAGCGGCCTTCCTCGAGGCAGACGCTCTCTTATAAAACGTCTTCTTCCCGAGCTTCCTTCTCCCAATATAAGCCGCCAGGCCTTCAGGGTTGTACACCTTTGACTTCCCGCCTTTCTTGTTCCGGTTGCGAAGAGACTTGAGCAGGGCCCGCTTAGTCGGGTTTCGCTTGGACGACTTACCCGTTCTGCGCCTCTGCCTCGTGGCCTTCATGCCCTTTTTTGCCATGGTCGGAGTCCTTGACGTGTCAACGTCTTTTATATAGGGGAAAGTTCAGAGAGGGAGGCACCCCTAGCTGGGAGGGGGGGTACCTCTCGATCGGTCCTGCCTGAATGTACCACGCGGCGGCCTGTGCTGCGTCCTGCCTGCGGCCTTGATTCTTGCCAGGTGAGGCCAGGCGCGAGGCCCTGAACGCGCTACTGCGAGCTCCTCGAGTCCGTGGCGGGCGTGTGTAAACTGATACGGCTTTTCCGTTCGAGATCCGGATCGGGTTCTGGTTACTCCCCCCCTCATTCCCGCAGTCCATGAGCGAAACCCCGCAAGCTCGTGAGATCCGTCACCATTCCCGCGCCCCATGAGATCCGGACCTGCCCACAGTCCAGACCAGATCGGCAGATCGGATCCTCTGGTCTCGGGTTGATCCTCCCGGCTTGCTCCCCAGATCTCCACCGGCTGTTCCATGTCTCCGGCTTGGAATCCTTTCGGAACAATACCATAACCCTGGATGCTCCTTCCATATCTGCTCATTTATCCCGTGTTCCAAGGGCTCAGATTCCTATAAACTCCCAGCGGATTCCTGCGTGAGCCCTACCCGATCGCCATATGCGCCACCCCATGATCCCCCTATGATCATACCCTTATCATAAGTCTTTAGAGAAATGCATAGAAGGTTAGAACACCTGCTCGATATCCACGGTCCATCCTGGGTTTTGAAGGTGTTCCAAGGTGAACAATATTTGTTCCGAGGAACCCCCAGATCCTTCCTCGAGTTAGCGCGGAGCGCGTTATAATATATTCATGGAGGGGGGAACAACCCAATCAACCCATCCCCCCCCATCGGAGCAATGCAATGTTTAAGACCCTTCGAACCCTTGACCGTCAGATCATGATCAGCGCTCGCAATGCATACCGCAGCGCGGTCCCTTGGCGTATCCGGGTCCGCGTCCCTGCTGCCCTCAGCGCTGCCGCTATCACTGCTGGCTTCGCTGCTATTCCCTTCCTTCTCATCGCTTGCGCGTAAGGGGGCCCGGAATGATTGACGTATCCCGCATCCTGTCCGCTTCTGCATACGGCTTTGCCGCTGTGCTCACCCTCTCATTTATGGTGATCTGATGGGCTGCATTTGCCAAGACTTCGCCGGCCTCTCAATAATCCTACTCACAGCGGCCCCCGTCATTGTGTTCCTTGTATGCGTTTACAAGGACATGAGGCGCATGGGCATCATCAGGGGGAACCGATGACCTGTCTCGCCTGTCTCGATGGCGACGCCGGGACCATCTGGATCTATGCCTGCAAGGATCAAGCAAAGCAGGCGGCCGCCACCATGCCCGACCGTACCACTATTAAGCCGATCACCATTCGAGCCGCGGGCGTTACCGTTCGCCGTTTCGCACTCGTCATTCACTGGAGCTAGACCCATGACATATTCCGCACTCGCCCACCGATTCCTGCAGACCGTCAAGCAGACGGGCAACCCACTCACCCGTTCGGAGATCGAAGCTCAGGTAGAGACGATCGAAGAGATGGGCGCCGAGCTACTCGAAGCAGCGACACAGCTTTCTCAAGACGGGCGGCCTCCCTTCACCGGCGCCGAATGGTCTCGGGCTGTCGTCCTTCGCGATTGGTCCATGTACCGGGACGGCCCCGCGTCCGCATTCGTTGACGGGGGGAACCAATGAAAATGCATACACTCTGCCCATACTGCGACCAGAAGATTGATCTCAAGATGTCCAATGAGGATGGGAAGCCGGACCTGTCGCCCCTCGCAGACCATATCGACTCGGCACACCCGGAGCGAAGCAACCACACGATCACAAGTAAGGGATACCGAACTCGAATGATCCCATATTCCCCGATCGTCTTTACAGATCATGGGGGGAACCAATGAGCGTTCAAGATCTATTTAATGCCCTGCACTCGGCCGAGGTCCTGACCGATGAGGATCACCGGGTCCTGTCCTCTGCGCTCTCAACCCGTGGTAAGTACCGGGGGAACCTCAGATCCTCAGCCCCAGCAGATCCGGCTGGCCGTGGAGCATGGCGCGCACTGATGATCAACTGTGCGCCCGCTCGGGTCGGGGTCGGTGCTCTTATGATGGCAACCGATGAGGAGCGCAAATCATTCGATCATTATGAGGCGCTTCTATCTGTGGCGCTATTTGGACGAGAGCGGATCGTGCTGGGTGTCCTCATGCCTCTGCGATTCAATACGGTCTCATATCGATACGAGTTGAAGTCGGTGTCAGGCCTGATCGATCGGATCGTTCAGCTCCACGCCGAACGGGGGAACCCATGATCCGCCACATTCAACCCGAGGATCTGATCGGTGCAGTGTTGATCGCTGCCGTCTGGTTTTTCCTCATGTCTTACTGACCAACCCACAACCCACAACCCACAACCCACGAGCAATCAAATGAGCAATGACAATAACCCCCGACCCTACACGGTCACATTGACCGCAATCATTATCTCGACCCCTGAAGAGATGAAAACCGCAGACCATTCGGATCTCTACTGGCTCATGTCCGGAGGAGATGGCGGAAACGAGCACATCCAGGAAACGATCCAGGAATGGACCGCGCCAGGTGCCTCTCCATCCAGAGAATGGACCGCGCCAGGTGCCTCTCCATCCAGATCAGAAGGGGGTGACCAATGAGCGCCCGGTTCCCATATGTTCCGCCGACCGTTGACGACGAGTCCGCACTGTTCACCGGTACAACCTCAAACACGAAAACCGGGAACGTGCCAACCATGGCGATCGGTCGTACTCGCGAGGAGTCGAAGCGATCTTGTGCCGGCTGTCCGCTCCTGGATTCTAAAGACTGCTACGCGCAGTTCGGGACCCCATCATTCGGGCACGCTGCACAGGTGAAAAGCTACGCGAAACTACCCGAGGAGGAAGGCCAGCAAAAATACTCACTACGGCGAGCGCTCGCCAATCGTCGGATGTCCGCGCGTATGGTCCGCCTTGGATCGATCGGCGATCCGGGTGCGCTCTCTCACAAGTTCCTGTCCGGCGTCATCGATGCGATCAGATCTGAGCTTGCACCGGTCAGGAGTAGGGACGGATCGGTCCGAATGGAGCCGCTTGATCCGATCGGCTACACTCACCACTGGAGGGGCCGTCAAGATCTGGCCGGGATGCTGATGGCGTCCGTTGGATCTCTGGATGAAGCTGACGAAGCGATCGATCTCGGGTTCCGTGCTGCTGCTGTCGTCCCGGCAGAATGGAAGGACGATCCGACGAAGCAGAGGATCAAAACCCCAGAAGGGAACCCGGCGATAATGTGCCCCGCGATCATTCAGCCCGATATCGTGACCTGCAACACTTGCCGGCTGTGCAATGGTGCAAAGTCAGGACCGGTGATCATGTTCCCCGACCACGGACCCAAAGCGCGCGCGCGTGCAAGGGGGAACAAATGAGGATCGCTTCATCCGTCGCATTTATCTCTCTGGTTCACTGTGCCGAGAATCAAGGGGTCGATCCACGTCAGTATGATTCAACCGACTGGGCGATCTTCGTCTTCAATCTCGGATGGTTCGCCGCTGCATGCTTTGTGATCTACTGCATGATCGCCCTGTGGGTCAGGGACGGCTATGTTTGGGATCGTGATATCGAAGAGTCCGAGCTGAGGTCTGAGCTACGCCGGCACCGGAGATACATCGATCGGGATTGACCCGGACCGGCTGACCTTTGAAGCCTCCCCAATCGGGGGGGCTTTTCTGCGTCCGAAATCGGCGAGAGCTCGCGCCTCGAGGAGCCCACCCACAAGAGCCCCGCGCCATTTCGGGCCGGTTGACCCCTCCGTACCTGGCCGAAAGGGCTGGAAAGCGCGCTCCGCGCCCTCCTCGAGGAGGACCATTCAAGGGCAATCACCCACAAAATGAGGGCAGATCGGCCCATATTCGATCGCCAGCTTGCCGATCTGGGGCTTCAAATCGCGTCAGATGTGGTGCGGAGTAAATCCGGAGCAAGGCAGGACGGATCGATCCTCGGGTCCTCAGGCGCCGATCGATCCTCAGGTCCTCGGGTCCTCAGGTGCCGGGGTCCTCAGGT